AGTGTCTTGATCTGCATGCTATTCTCATCGGCCTCCGGCGTCGGTTGTCTGCATTCACTTGTTCGAGATGATTGGAACTAGATCGCATCGGCAGTTTGGATGCAACGGTGGTGACTTAATCGCTGTGTAGTCAAACTTGAGGATGCGGCCAGTCTTAGCTTTCAACGTATCGCCTTGCCCGAAGAATGGTTCATTGATTGCGTGTGATTTTCGGCTCATCATGTCGCAGAACTCGCAAGGGTCTGGAGCCTTGAGCCATGACATCCGAGTGACTCCGGCTTCTTTCCATGCTTCAATCTGGCCTTCATGTAAAGCACGCGAGGATTCTGTACGCGCCACAGTAGTCGCTCGCCATTTGGCTTGCCTATCAATGTCCCCGTTCCGCCTCGCCCAATCCTGCACTCTTCCGGATAGCTCTCGGATGGTCTCACCGCGCTCGAGTCCGTCGCCCATGAGGCTGCGCAGGCTGGTTCGGAGTGACTGCTTGGCTTGCCTCTGCAATCGAACAGTCGCCTCTTCAATCTGTCGGTCGATCATTTCTGGCATGACTTGGACGCGCCTGCCTTCAGGGATTCTTGACATACCCATCGCCATTCCTGCATCCGCTTGTCGTATCAAGAACTGCTGCACGAATGCGGGGATCGCTCGTTGGTGCTGTACAACCAGACGTTCCATCTCTGCATATGCTGCTTGTGCGTTTGGGTATCGCTCGATGTCAATCGCAGTAGCATCAGTGAGAATCAGCTTGAGATACTGACGAAGTTCACGCTGAAATCGTGCATAGGCGGTTGCACTCGTAGTGATTGCAGGATCTGGAGTTTCCGCTTTGGTGCGGATGTACAGACCGCTGTCAAGCTCCGAGTGCTTGATCGTCATCGCAGAAGTTGAACAACAATCGCAGCTCATCATCCCTTCCCTGGTGCAGGTTGCGCACCGCCGCTTCCGGTTCCGCGGCCGGGTCCGGGTTGTTGATACGATGGACGTTCTTTCGGTGTGTCTTCTGCTTCTTCTTCTTTTTCTGACTCAATCGCGAAGATCTGTTCGCGTACACGGTTCAGCATGTTGGCCTCGAGTCCAAGCAACCGCGCCAGAGATCCCGCCAACTTGAGCTTGTCATCGATCTCTACGATGTTTGGTGATTTCGCAATGCCGACAGCTATCGCGTCGAGCTTGCCTTCAGGGAGCGTGTATTTCTTTCCAAGGTATGCGTCAACGTCCGCTTGAAAATCTTCGAAGTCTTGTTGATCGATTTCTCCGTCTCCGTTGTAGTCGTACGCACCATCCCCGAATAGAAAATCGTTGAAGAAGTCATTAACGTCTTGTTGGTCAATTACACCGTCGCCGTTGAAGTCGAGATTCTGTTCGAGGCGGCTGTACAACGGAACGCCTGCACTCGATACAATCTCTTCTTCATCCCGGCGCACGTCGAGCTGCTTCTTGGACTCGCTCTTCTTCGGGTGGCCCTTCGGCAGTAGGTCGTTGTCCGTTGTGTACTTGGCGCTCTCTGGTCGCCCGTTGCGTACAAGGTGCAGGAACGCATTGACACGGGCCATCGACCACTGCTGCCGCGACATACCTGGACGATGCGACGTAGAGAACGCACCAGCCCCGCGACGGTAGACCGCCTTGAGCATTCCGAGGTCTACCTTCTTGCCCTTCTTGTCGCCGTGCTTCTCGTTGTGTTCTTCGGCCTTGGCCTTCAGCGACTTCTCTTGCTCTGCACTGATCTCGATCCCGCCACGCGAACCGGACGCGGTCCCCGGCTTGTTCGTATCGGATCCTTCGATCCGCTCGGAAGGCTTGGCAGGTGTAGAGCTGTCACTCTCTGCCTTGATACCCTTGTCGCGCTGCCCGTCGATCTCTTCGAGCTTCCGATCTGCCCATGCCGCGCCTGCCTCGTCCGGGTTGGCTGGATCGCCGCCCCAGAGCAACCACGCAATCACACCGGCAGACGGGTAACCATCTGCACCCGGCTTCGCAGCAGGTGCATCAAGGTCAACGCGATGACGCGAGAAAAACGATGCCATACGCTGCACGGTATCTGGTGAGAGGTCTGCCCGGTTCTTGATATCCCTCGCTCGAGAAACGCCGACCTGGGTGCCGCCTCGTCCATGCTCCTCTCGGAGCCGCAGGCCACGCTCGGCAAGCTCGGCCATCTCTTCGGTTGGCTGCGTGTCTACGTCAGCGACGGCCTTCTCTTCGTGTTCGATGTCAGTGCGTGCGGTGTAGTCTTCCATCTTTCTGCACGGCATGTACAGGGTGCCGTTTTCAGTCTCATGGACGTGGTGGCCGGTGCAGCCGATCTCGAGAGCGCGGGCCTCTGCTTCTTCTGGTGTTGCGAAGTAGTCGAAGCGAGTCTCACCCGCCTGCTTGCGGTAGGTGTCTTGAGCAAGCACGGCTTGACCGAGGACCATCTCTCGAGCCTGATCTTCCGGGATGCCCATCGACTTGCAGAAGGCGATGCCGGTCGAGGTTGCGATCTTGCAATCTGCGACGTCGTTGAGGATTCCCTTGATCGCGTTGTAGTCGATCTCGATCTTGTCTTCGTCATCGTCGCCGTATGCGTCAGTTTCTGGTTCTGGATCTGGTTCATCCATCGAGAGAAAGTCTGGCCCGAACGCAGGCTCTGGGAGGGTTCGCCCGAGAGGCTGACCGTTGAAGAGAAGCTCATCCGCGAGAGGATTCTCGCTCGGGTCCAGACCTTGCTCGATTCGGGCTTCGTTCAGCGTCTGCCAGCCACCGGAGACTGCGGCTTGCCGCTGCTGAAGTTGAAAGGCCGTGTCGGCTGGGACGGGGTTATCATACGCGAGAACCGCATCACTCTCAATTCCGAACATCGGCAGCAGGATCTGATTGAGAACATCTTCGTCCATACGGAGCATCGGCAGGATGGTGCTTTCACGCCATTGCCCGAACCCGGCTCGGGCGGATGCGAGGTTCGGATCGTTCGCCTTGAGCATCGAGACCGGCACGCCGAAGACGGCAGCGATCTCCTCGACGATCTCTTCACGACCACCGAGATCCTTGGGCGGGAAGTTCAGAGGCTCGAACTTGACATCACCAGAGACGGCAAGGAACTGGCCTGACTTCCTGGTGCCGCGTAGTCGTTCACTGACGTGCTGCTCAAAGATATCGAGGTCGGCACGTCGTGCGTTCCCGTTGACCACAACCGCGTAGTCGGGGCGGGCATGGTTGGCAAAGGTGGCGAGGTCCATATCATGGACGGCTTGATTCGCTTGAATGGTTCCGTAGGCGGCTTCCACCTTACCAAGACCATAGAACAGGTTGTCGGGGTTTGGTCGCTTAAAGTGGATGACCTCATCCCGCTCAAAGCGCAATTGTTCCACGTCGTTTGGACCGTACAGATAGCCATCGACAAAATTCTCTCGTGATGGAATCACCGATACCCATTGCGCGGGCATCGGCCACAATTCAACCGGCACCTCGAGAGTCGGATCGATGACGGGATGTAGATAGGCGTTTCCGGTCAGTTCTTGGTAGAGCGTTCGCAGCACCGTGAGATCAAAGCCGTTGTATACACCGTTGGCCTTCTGAAGCATCTCAAGGACTGGGTGGCGTTCGGTGACCTCTTCGAAGTCTGCACCCATATCCATCACCTTGCTCATCACGGTGCGGCTTGGGCGAATGTCTCCGGGCATATCGCCCATCAGGTAGGACTGTCGAGACTTGCTGATCGGTCGCGTGCGCCACAAGCTCTTTGCGGTGTTGTCAGATCGAACGTATAAGCGCAACGGAGTCGCAGCCACGGCGGTCGCGTTGATATGCGCAGCGGCGTAGACCCATGAGCGATAGTATCTGACTGCGACCTTGTAGTTGAACGGGACCGGACTCGAGCCTTTGGGTCCGAGCGTGTCGAGCATCCGTATCGATGCTTCGTTATATTTGTCAGTGTCGAACAGCCTCTTGATCCATTGCATCATTTCAGAAGACCCTATACTCGAATGTGTTAATCATTTGTGATTTGCCTCGGATAGCAAGGGCGAGAGCGCATACACCATCGTCGTGTGAACCGACTGGTGCAGAATACTTTACGCCGGTCCTAGTATGTATGAATTCAAAGATATCCAATTCAGTCTTAAGCCAACCATCGGGGAATCTAACCTCACGTTTAGAAATGGCAGCGGCAAGACCTTCCATGAGTTGTTGTTTGCTTGGTGCGCTGAATTTGAAACCTTGAACTCTTGGACATATACGCTGAAGCTCTTCCACAACAGGATCGCCAACACCAGTTGAATCAATCAAGGCATCGTCATCGTCGATAATTTCGGCGATTTTTTCGATCGTCGTTTTCCAGTCTGTACCGTTCCAACGTTCACATAGCGCGACATTTCCTTCATCGTCCAAACCGACCACGGCTGTGTAATCGATGGACTTTGCTAAGTCAACACCGTACACCACTGGCGGTTCGTTTGATAGAGGACCGAGGCAATCGTGGATTGCTTGAATACCAAAGGGATTCCCGCCATCGTCGCTTGGTTCAGCGAGATATAACTCTTTGAAAACGTGCTCTGGCAACATACGCTTTGCCTGCGCAACTTCATCAGGGTCAAGGACTCCGGCTTCAACTGCATCGTATGCGGTGAGCTTATGATAGCCCATATCAGGGTCACCACCCTCGGCGACTCTTGCAAGTTGATATGCCCAATTTCTGCGTCCTTTGACGTTGCCAATGATTCTGATAGGTCCCTTGGTTGCCGTTAGCGTTGAGCGTACAGCGATCCATGATTCTTCTCTACATCTGGAGGCTTCGTCGATGACTGCCGCGTATACGTCTTCACCGTAAAGGCTGTCTGGATTGTCGGCACCCTTAAACCAGATCTTCGCGCCGTTATGTAGCTCAATCCAGAGTTCTGAATTATGTTCTCGCCATATACGATGGAGAGGATCGGCCTGCTTCAGCATCGCCTTCATACGCTCGAACCCGATCGCCTTCGCTTGTTGATAGATCGGTGCCACCCACCAATACGCTTGCCCCGGTCCTCCGTTGTTCCATGCTTGCATCAAGAGCCAAACAAGACAACCGGCTGTCTTCCCGCTCTTGGTGCTGGCCTCAATGACCACGATACGCTTCGGATCGCATATGGCTTCGTGCTGCTTCGCGTACGGTTGTGGTAGTTCAAGGGTCTGCAAGGGTCTCCAAGTACCACCGTCTCAGGTGTGCGATCTGGTGCGCGATTGCGCTGGCGGTAACTCCGCGTTCGTATGCTATCGCTTGCTTCTGAATGCCGCGAGCAAGAAGATAGGCAAGTTCGCGATGTTGTTCAGGGCATCGGTCGGGGTCTAACCCCTGCCGAGGTCGGTCGATCTCGAGGTTGTTGTGGTATTTCTCAAGCTGTGTGGTTCTTGTCCAATATTTTCTTGTGCCTGACTTGCCTCCAGGTAGACGCTCACGGGTGACCTTGACATCGTGCAGGTGGTTGTAATTTCTACGCACGCAGTCATACAAGCACGTATCAAGATAGGTGTTGAACTTGCCCCGCTCTGGGTCGTGATGCTCTAGCAGAAGAATTGCGCATAGGAAGGCTTCGTGGGTGATATCATCGATCTCCCACCTATAGAACGACCGGATACGCGGCTGCGACCAACCACGGCAGTAACGGTATAGATCATCTTGGCTCAGCTTCTCGGGTTCCATTTAATCGGTCCCAATTCAATACGATCTGTAGCTTCGCCACCATCAAGTCGTTCAATACGATCAAGAGCAGTGAGCGCCTCAACGTTATCACGGCTCATCGCTCTCAGAATCTCGCTGGCGCGCAGTCGTTCTCGGTCGCCTTTATTCTTATCCAAGACGATTGACATACAGAACTTGGGGAGCGCCTGCTTCCATTCTTGCGGTATATCCCAATTGTTCTGTAATGCTTGTTGAAGCATCTGAAGCGACTGACGCGAATCTGACAACGCAATTTCCCCCTGACCCCCGGGGAGATTTTTATCGCTTGTGTCTATTTGTCCTTGAGGCGGTTCACTCATGGAGATAATTCTCTTGGTACTTTATCGGTAAGGTTTAACGTCAACAAGTAATCTTCGTGCATCTTCAATTGGCATCTTTTTCCCTACGTACTCGAAAACGGCGTTTGGTCTGGATCCCGTATTACCCTGCACACCGCCTTTACCATTACGACATGTATAGGTTCCTGAGCGTTTGGTCATACGCCAATTCTCGGGTTTGTGCGCTCTGACATAAGCTGGGTGCGCGGGATAGCATCTGAACCTATACCCATATGTGGTATATGCTGAGGCCACGGTATCTTTTAATATAAACGCCAACCCTAATCCTTGGTAATCTGGCAGAATGACCGTTCTGGACGCTGCTTTGAAATTAAGAGTTACAGCGTGCGGTCTATGCAATACACCAAGGAATCCTGCTAACTTTCCGTTGACCCATATACCGTAGCACACATTTGCCACGTGTAGTTTAGCGGTTAGATAATGGAATGGAGCGAAGAGAGGCCACGCTTCTCTGGAGATACGTCCCACCTCGATATTGATTGCTGGTCGGGATTGAACCGACCTCCAATCGAATGATCTGGTGCCCGGTCTGAACACCCATTCTGGTTGGAGCCATTCGATTATATCGTCGTGGCAGCTAACGGCTACCATCTTCTTATTTGCTTTGCGGACGTACTTCTGAATGCAATGAGATGCAACCTGCGCGACCTGTCTATCGACTACGCTGGTGAATTCGTCAACCACAATGGTTTTAGTATCGCTGACGATTCTTCGTGCCATATCAACCCGGAACTTTTCGCCGTTACTGAGAACGTGGTACGGACGTAACCATGCTGGGATGGTGCTGAATCCAACCGCTGAAAGTGCGTTTGCGGTGTCTTCAATACTTGATTCAAAGCAATCAATAACTGTATCGCCATCCCATTTGTTCTCAAATAGGATTTCTTCTGGCCACATATGTTTTGCTACGGTTGTCTTACCGGACCCAGATGGTCCTACAATGAGACCGATATTCCAATCCTTATCCTCAATAGGTAGATTGGCTTTCCATCGTATTTCTTGCTTCTCTTCTGGCGGACAATCGAACATTCCGCACACTTGTCGTGCGCGCATCGATAGTTTGGTATTCGATTTAACTACGACATCAATGGCAGGCATTTGTACCCCCTTGATTCGAGTTCGACCATAAGTTTCTCTTGCGTATCCGGTCCGTCAACGGTGGTTACTACACGGTATTCGAGATCACCCATATCGTCAGCAAGATCCAATTCTTCCTGCGTAACGCTATCAAGTAGATTTTTCATTTCGTTTTTGTTGAAACCACATGCCGCTTGTAAGGTGTCTTCAAGGTTGCTCAAGGTTTCTACTAGAACTGTCTTATCCCAATCGGCAAGTTCGGCTGTACGGTTATCTGCAATTGCGTATGCGGTTTGTTGAGGTCCGATGAGTTTGCTTACAACTACTTGGATTTTTTCCCAACCAAGTTCTTGCGCGGCTTCGAGCGTGCCGTTTCCTGCGATGACTTTACCTTCTTGGTCGATGACGATTGGTTTTTGTTGTCCGAAGGTTTGCAGGCTTTGCTTGATCGCTTCGAGGTTTTTTTCGCTGTGCTTCCGACAGTTTTCTGGGTCTTGCGTGAGCTTGACGATTTCTTCTTCTTCGAGTTGCATGTGTTCGTATCCTTCTGTTCTTGCATGCGATAAATAATTTCCGCAAGGCAGTCTAACATGAGGTCCAAACCATATTGCATATCTTGTAAGTCATTAGGTTCTAGCTTCTTGCTCATCATCACCTCTAGAATTATTGATCTGGCTCCGTGGTGAATCTTGAGAATAGAATATGGCGACACGTCGCGTAAAGACCCCAGATGCTCGCGTGCGAATTCGTTGCGCCATGACGGTTGTTTTCGCTTTCTCTTGGTAATTTTTTTTTTCACTCGTCATCCTCTTCCTCGTCTTCGTCATCGAATTCGTCAATCTTGTGCGTCTCGAAAAGGACATCGACTGCAACATCAAGCAGCACCCCGGTGATCGACCACTTGTCGAGGTCGAACTCGAGTTCCCAGTACCGTACCATCTTCTTCAATTCTTCCGCGAACTTCTCGTTCGGCGAGATCGGCATCATTGCATCCTAATCAGTTGAGCTTCCCAGCATTTCCCGTGAAGTCGTGAAGGTTTGTCCCAGGTCGCATCGACCACAAGGATAGCAGTACCCCATTGGCTGGTGTCCTTACGCTTGGCCCAATCCGGCTGTAACGGGCCAGCGGTTCCGACGTTGGCGTACCAGTATGGCAACGGAATCTTCGCGGTGCGTTTGGCTTGCGTTGGCGGTACTGGTCGGTGCGTGTGACCTCTCACTGCAAGTGAATGAGGTATCCATCCAGAGAGCGAGATCATCTGAAGACCTTCGAGTTCGTCGCTTGCTTGTCCGGCATCGAAGCCGTGCCAGAAGTGGACCTGCCCGATTCGCATGATTGCTCTGGCCGACTTCTCGTATGGAAGCCACGCCCACTTCCGAAACTCTTCACCATGCACCGGGTGCCGCGTCCAATCAGTCAGACCGCGAAGGGCTTTGGGCACGCGTCGAGGATCTCGAGTAATGAGATTATCATCGTGATTCCCGGTGTTGATCCATCTGATACATTCAGGTCCAACCACTTCCCGAATCTGACTGAGGAAATTGGCAGAATGTTCAAACTCTTCTTCTAGATCGTGCTCGTATTCGTTTGCATGTACTGATGCAGCGGCGGCCTCAAACACGTCGCCGAGGTGACCGAAGTGAGTGAGGCCGTCGATGTTGCTCAGAGTATCTAGTATCCACCTCTGAGTTGCTTGTGGCTGCATAGGTGCGTGGCTGCAACTGATTGCTGCGATCCGTGCCTTACGCTTTCCCATATCTTCTTCCGTTTGCTCAGGTGGGTTTCTCCCAATTCCCGAGCATGATCGCGATATCTGCGCCGTCAACGGTTCCGCTACCGTCGAGATCCCAAACGCTTGCCGTTCCCCAATCAGCAAGCATCTCACTTAAGTCATCGGCGTTGAACGCGGTTTTCTGTATCGAAAAATTGAAGTTCATGAGCGTAGACTGCCACGGCTTGAGTACTCCCGGTGAACACCAAAGTCCTTGTAATACGTTACTTGTATGCGTAAAGGTATCGAATGGTAGAACCGGCTCGAGGACGATTGCTCGCTCGTACTGGTCGAATCGTCGGCAGGGTCCGTATAAATCCCCCGATGGAACCTCGAATGAGTATTCCATACAGGGGACCGGATACGAAGATCCATGAAGGACGGCTCGACCTTCATAAGTGACCACCGGA